CAGTACAAGAGTTCACACCGGGCAAAGGACAAGACAAGATTTCTCGCGTTAACGCTGTCTCCTCATTGTTTCATGGCGGTATTGTGTGGGCACCACACAGACGTTGGGCGATGGAGGTTATTGAAGAGTGTAATGACTTCCCGTCTGGCATTAATGATGACTTGGTGGACTCGACCACGCTGGCTCTACTACGTTTCCGGCAAGGTGGGTTTATTAGACTGCATAACGACGAACCTGAAGAAATTCAGCTGTTCAAGTCGAAGCGCAACCGCGCTTACTATTAAGGATAGATCATGAGTATCGAGAAAGGTTTATACGCGGCCCCTATGGGTTTAGAGCAAGAAGTAATGGAGCCCGATTTAGAGATTGAGATTGAAGACCCAGAAGAAGTGACGTTGCGCACTGATGGGCTAGAGATTGAAATCGACCCAGAAGAAGCATCAGAAGACGAATTCGAGATGAACTTGGCGGAATACCTGCCAGATTCTGTGCTGGCTACATTGGCTAGTGATTTGATTGAGGAGTACGAGGAAGACCTAGCCAGTCGCAAAGATTGGATACAGACGTACGTTGATGGCCTTGACCTTTTGGGGATGAAGCTTGAAGAACGGACAGAACCTTGGGCGGGTGCTTGTGGAGTTACACACCCTCTTCTCTCAGAAGCACTCGTCAAATTCCAGTCGGAAACGATCATGGAAACTTTCCCGGCTGCTGGGCCGGTTAAAACGAAAATTATCGGTAAAGAGACTACTGAAAAGAAAGAGGCTGCTGAACGAGTCAAAGACGACATGAACTATCGTCTGACCGAAGAAATGCCTGAATACCGGCCTGAACACGAGCGTATGTTGTGGGGCTTGGGACTCTCCGGTAATGCATTTAAGAAGGTGTACTACGACCCGTCATTGGGTCGGCAAGCATCGATCTATGTACCTGCTGAAGACGTAGTTGTGCCATACGGTACGTCAAGTCTAAGAACCGCAGAGCGTGTGACGCACGTGATGCGTAAGACTGAGAACGAGGTTAGAAAGCTGCAAGTTGATGGCTTCTATCGCGATGTTGATCTTGGCGACCCAGTCGATACGTACGGCGAGATTGAGAAGAAAATCGCTGAGAAGATGGGCTTTAGAATTACAACAGACAGCCGCTACCGTCTGCTTGAGATGCAGGTTGACCTTGACTTGCCCGGCTATGAGGATGAGAACGGTATTAAGTTGCCGTACATCGTGACTATAGATAAGTCATCACAAGAAGTTTTAGCGATTCGCCGCAACTGGAAGCCTACCGACAAGCTAAGAAACAAGCGCAGTCACTTCGTTCACTACGGCTACATCCCCGGCTTTGGCTTCTATTGCTTCGGGTTTATTCACTTGATCGGAGCGTATGCGAAGTCAGGCACCTCAATCCTTAGACAACTCGTAGACGCAGGCACACTATCTAACCTGCCGGGTGGCTTGAAAACACGTGGTATGCGTGTCAAAGGCGACGACACACCGATCTCTCCGGGTGAATTCCGTGATGTAGATGTACCGAGCGGAGCTATTCGCGACAACATCTTGCCGCTGCCATACAAAGAGCCAAGTCAGGTTTTAGCTGGCTTGATGGACAAGATCATCGAAGAAGGCCGTAGGTTCGCTAATGCAGCTGAGTTGCAAGTAAGTGATATGAGTGCGCAAGCACCTGTAGGCACGACACTAGCGATTCTAGAAAGAACCCTGAAGATCATGTCGGCGGTGCAGGCACGGATTCACTACTCGATGCATGAAGAGTTCCGCCTGTTAAAAGAGATCATTCGTGACTTCACGCCGCCGGATTATGACTACGAGCCGGTTGATGGAGATCGTCGCATCAAGCAGAGTGATTATGATCAGGTGGATGTAATTCCGGTTAGTGATCCGAACGCTGCAACGATGAGTCAGAAGGTTGTGCAGTACCAAGCGGTACTTCAGCTGGCACAAACAGCACCACAACTATATGACATGCCACTTCTGCACAGACAGATGCTGGATGTATTGGGTATTAAGAACTACACCAAGTTAGTGCCCACAGAAGACGACACGCGCCCGCGTGATCCGATTACAGAGAACCAGAATGTATTGATGGGTAAGCCTGTCAAAGCGTTCCTGTACCAAGACCATCAGGCGCATATTGCTGTTCACATGGGCGCGATGCAAGACCCGAAGATACAGCAGATAGTCGGTCAGAACCCACAAGCGCAGATGCTGCAAGCAGCAATGATGGCTCATATTAATGAGCACGTGGGCTACGAGTACCGCAAGCAGATGGAAGCAACGATGGGCATTCAGTTGCCGAACTACGAGGAAGACGAGGACATCGAGATTCCGAAAGATATGGAGGTACGCATCTCTCAAGCAGCAGCTCAAGCTACACAACAGCTATTGCAGCAGCACATGGCTGAAGCCCAACAACAGCAGGCGCAACAGCAGATGCAAGACCCGATCATCCAGATGCAGATGCAAGAGTTGCAGATCAAGCAGGCAGAAGTTCAGCGCAAGATCGCTAAAGATCAAGCAGACGCAGCCGCGCGGGATAAGCAGTTACAGATTGAGCTTGAGCGGATTAATGCTCAGAAAGAAATTGCTGGGGCAAACATGGCAGTCAAGGTTGAGACTGACCGGATGCGTAGCAACAGACAGCAAGAGTCCGAGGGCTTTAGAGCTGCACTAGACCTAGGCAAGCAGCGGATGCAGCAGGCCAACCGTCCACCCCCACAGAAAGGGAAGAGTAAATGAACATAGTTGAAGCGGCGCTCAAAGAGATTCGCACCCGTCGGGCACAGCTATCCGATGGTCTTGGCAACAGCTCTGCCAAGAGCTTTGAGGAGTACAAGTTTATCTGCGGTGAAATTCGAGGTCTCACCGCAGTTGAGACGTATCTAGTAGACCTCGCAAAACACATGGAGTATTCAGATGACTGAACTAGCCATCGCTACAGAAAGCGGTGAAGTGTCAACACTGCCACAGACCGCAGAAGAGAAGGCAAAACAGCTGCCGGAGCCATCGGGGTACCACATCCTCGTTGCTATCCCGGACATTGATGACAAGTATGAGAGCGGTCTGATAAAGGCAGACCAGACCAAGCATTACGAGGAAGTCCTTAGTACGGTCTTCTTTGTCGTGAAACTTGGGCCAGACTGTTACAAAGATGATAAGCGGTTCCCCGGTGGTCCTTGGTGTAAAGAGGGGGATTTCATCTTGGCACGTCCAAATAGCGGCACCAGACTGAAGATTCATGGACGGGAGTTTCGTCTAATTAATGATGACTCAGTTGAGGCCGTCGTCCAAGACCCACGCGGTATTTCACGAGCATAAGGAGATAGCTATGCCTATGGATCAAAGCGAGTACAAGTTCCCCGATGAGATCGAGGAAACTACGTCGGAAATCGAGAACGAAGATGAAGAGTTTGTCGTCGAGATTGAAGACGATACACCCGAAGAAGATCGTGGTAAGGAACCCCTTCCAGCTGATATTGTTAACTCTTTGGAAAAACCCGAAGATGGCGGCGAGTATCCAGAGGAAGTAGTCAGTCGGTTCAAACAGTATAAGAAGGCTTGGCACGATGAGCGCCGGGAGAAGGAAGCAGCCCGCCGTGAGCAAGAAGAAGCTCTACGGATAGCTCAAAGCATTCTTGAGGAGAATAAGCGCCTCAAAGCAACCCTGTCCTCTGGCGAGCAAGAATATCTAGCCACGGCTACGGCAGCGGCGGAAACCGAGGTTGAGGTTGCAAAGAGGAACTACCGTGACGCTTATGACTCCGGCGACGCTGATAAGTTAGTTGAGGCACAGGCAGCTCTAGTGCAGGCGTCGTTAAAGTTGGATCGTACAAGACAATTTAAACCCACTTTACAAGAGCCCGAAACTGAGGTACAACTCCCGCAAATTCGACAGGAACAGAAACCTGCCGACCCGAAATTCGCAGATTGGCAGCGCCGTAACTCCAATTGGTTCAATAAGGACGAGGAGATGACGGACGCAGCGATGGGACTGCACAAGAAGTTGTATCGTGAGTACGGCGCGGAATATCTTGGTACTGACGATTACTACAAACGCATCGACGAGACGATGC